GTGAACTTGATGCGTTAGGACGGCGTAGTGGACAGAAGTTCTATCAAGAGCGGAAGTCTGAAACCAGTCGCGGCAGGCAATTGTCTGCCATGAGCGATTAATCTTTACGCTATAGGAGCGAAACATGGCAAATGTAGACGCCGCATTCGGGTTTGTCCCGATCCGTCACATGAGCGGTAATGCGCCTCGCACAAACAAATACACCATCGCAAGTGAGCTTGCGGAGAACATCTTTAAGGGTGATCTGGTGATTGTTATCGCTGCGGGTACGCTTACACCTCACACTGCAACTGAAACCAATAACATTGGTGTGTTTGATGGGTGTTCGTACACAGCATCTGACGGATCATATGTATACAGTGAATATTGGCCGTCAGGCACAACCGCGACAGACATCATCGCGTATGTGTATGACGATCCGTACACTGTGTTTAAGGTTCAGTCTGCTGGCACAACCGCCCAAACAAATATCGGCAACTGCGCTGATGTTGTGGCTGGCGCAGGCTCGACCATTACTGGTCAATCTGGTTTTGAAATTAGTGGAACAATGGCAGCAGGCATCGCAACCTGTAAAATCCTTGCTCTGCATGAAACTCCAGACAACGCATTCGGCGCAAATGCTGTCATGGAGGTGACCATTAATGAGCATCTTCTTGGCACCAATGTCGCTGGTATATAAGGAGGGCATGACAAATGGCAATGAATAGAGCGAGTTTTGCGAAAACTCTAGAGCCGGGTCTGAACACTCTCTTTGGACTTGAGTACGATAGCTACCCTGCCGAATACACTGCGGTCTTTGAATCGAATAGCTCTCAAAAGGCTTACGAAGAAGACGTACTTTTGAGTGGTTTCGGCCAAGCGCCAACAAAAACTGAGGGTGGAGCGGTCTCTTATGACAGCGCAAGCCAACAGTGGACTGCGCGTTATCAGCACGAAACTGTCGCCTTGGCGTTCTCAATCACTGAGGAAGCTGAAGAGGACGGTCAGTATGGTTCGCTTGCCTCGCGTTACACAAAGGCGCTGGCACGGTCTATGGCATCGACCAAAGAGATTAAGGCTGCAAACGTCTTAAACTTCTCTCAGACTGCTGGATACACTGGTGGTGACGGTCAAACTTTGTTGAGTGCATCGCACCCAACACAGAACGGCGTTCAGTCTAACGTGCTTGCCACGGCGGCTGATTTGTCCGAGACATCTCTTGAGTCGATCCTGATTAACATCAGCGACATGAAAGATGATCGTGGCCTTCGCATTGCGGCACAGGGTATGCAATTGGTTATTCCAACTGCCTATCAGTTTACCGCAGAGCGCCTGTTGGAAAGCCAGCTTCGCGCTGGTACAGCCGATAACGACATCAACGCCATTAAGGCTGGTGGTTATCTGCCCAAGGGCTATCACATCATGCGCCGTCTGACCGATCCTGATGCGTTCTTCATTACGACTGACGTTCCAGACGGTCTCAAGCACTTCACCCGTTCAGCAATGAAAAAGGGCATGGAAGGTGACTTTGAGACTGGCAACGTCCGTTACAAAGTTCGTGAGCGTTATAGCTTCGGCTTTACTGACTGGCGCGGCGTATTCGGAACCGAAGGCGCAGCATAAACAACCCAATCTTCTCTTCCTGTTGGGTCAAACTGGGGCGGTCTTCGGATCGCCCTTTTTTTATTTTAAATAAAAATGCATTTTATTTGTATCTGCCTATTGTATTCTGGACTGTATCCCTTATATCAATCATAAGCGAAACAGAGGAGAGACAAAAATGGAAACGACAGCAGCAACATTCGCCACTGGAACAACAATTCGTGCATACGACTTTAAGCCAATGGAAGGTTTGAACAAATTTATTGAAGGTCGCATTATTGCCATTGGCATGATCAAGCACCCAACTTATGACCACGATATGTTTGAGGGTTATACCATTGAAATTACAAACGCTGACCGCGAAAATGATCCACGCATTGGTGACATTGGTTACGTTCCATTTGAAATGGACTTCATGGACTTTGAAGGTCGCATAACAGAAGCCTAATCAAAACGGGGGCCACGCGCCCCCATCCAAAACATAACACTAACGCCGTTAGCGTTACAAAAATCCAAAGGAGAAAAAATATGTCAAACGGTTTTCCATCATCAATGGCAATGCTTGAACACTTGCTTGAGGGCCACCCAATCTCGCTGATCGAAGCGATGAATATGTTTGGGGTCTGCAACCCCGCCGCAGAGCTAACAAAGCTCCGCAAGCAAGGCTGGATCATCCAGTCTCAACGGGTCAAGATGACCAAAATCATTGTTCGCATGAACAAATACATGGTGATAAAACCACCGTCCCAGCTTCCACATAAAGAATGTCTTATGATGGAATACTGGATCAGCAAATAATCAAGCAGGGGCTGTCTTCGGATCGCCCTTTCTTTTTGTTCAAACCTGTTGTATTGTGCCGACATCCCTGACAGGTGCGCCCTGCACCTGACTTAACCCACGACAGGAGATCATCATGGGTACTACAACTTTCTCAGGCCCGATTAAATCAGGCACAATTAAAGAAACCAGTGGAACAACCGTTGGTTCTAACATGAAAAACACAGGTTTTGTTGTCCTTTCGCAAACTGCTGCGATTGATCAAACAGCAACAACAACCACCACAAATATTATTATTCCCCCAAACAGTCAGCTTATCTCAATTGATGTGACTGTGACCACAGCGTGGAGCGGTGGAGCCACAACTCTTGGCTTGGGCGGCGTTGGCGCGGCAACCACTCTGACTGCGGCTGGAGCGATCCAAGGTAATGCAGTGGGCATCGTAGCGGCAAGCCCCGGTACTGACGCAACGCGCACGTCAAAGTGGCTCAACACAGGCACAGGCGATCACAGGCTGATCGTGACCACAGCAAACACTGGAAATGGTGTCGGCGCAGTTACCGTTGTCTATGCACAGAGCAACAACGTAACATAATTTATTGGTGGGGTTTCGGCCCCACCAGCAATTTATAGGAGGGTCAAAGTGGCTAACATTACAAGCATAAAAACGCTTTCTGAAAATACCAGCGAAATAGTCATGGCATTCCAATTGCAATATGTGGACACTGCGGATGAAAATGCTGTAAAAAAAGTTGATGTCTCAACTTTGGCAAAAAGCGCAAACGGTGCGTCTTGCAATTCAGTAAGTCTTCTGGAGTGCTGGTGGATAATCCAAGGCATGACAGTCATGGTGGAGGCAGACGCAGGCACAGATGTCATTATGATGCATATGGCGGCTGATGATATTGGTTATCAAGACTTCAGCAAGTTTGGTGGATTGCCATCAACTGTAGAATATGGAAGCACAACTGGTGATATCATGTTCACAACAACTGGCCTTGGGGCCGCTGGCGATACATATAATATCGTCATGCGGATGAAAAAACATTACGCATAGGATTGCTTCATGGCGACTTCAGATACAGTAGCGTTTCGCCCAGATGTCGAAGAAATCATCGCAGAGGCATTTGAGCGGTGTGGGATCGATCCACAAACCCAAACAGGTTACAAGGCTGTGTCGGCAAGGCGCAGCCTAAACCTATTATTTAGTGAGTGGGCCAACAGGGGCATCAATTACTGGGCGGTAAAGCAACAGACGCTGACGCTGGTAAACGGCCAGACAACGCCCTACACGCTGCCTGTTGGCACTATAGACATTATGGACGCCGTCATTCGCGACAGCGCAGGCACAGACACGTCTGATCAAATCATTAATCGTGTGTCGATTGCCGACTACAATCAACTGCCAAACAAAACATCTTCGGGCAAGCCGTCACAGTATATGCTGGACAAGCAATACACGCCCCTGCTTTACATCTGGCAGATACCAAACGTCACCACATACAGCATGGTCTACTGGTCGGTAAATCAGCTTGATGACATCACGGCCAGCAATCAAGACGCTGACGTGCCATACCGATGGAGCGACTGCATCTGCGCGGGGCTGGCAAGCAAGCTGGCGCTAAAAAACGCACCCGACAGGTTTCAAGTGTTGAACGAAATCTACGAGAGAGCATTTACGTTTGCGGCGGCGTCCGACAATGATGGCGTCAGTCTGAGGGTTCAGCCAACTGCGCTGAATTTATCGTAAATGGCAAAATACGCACGGGGCAAAAAATCTCAAGCAATTAGCGATAGAAGTGGCCTTCGGGTTCCCTATACGCAGTTAAAAACGACTTGGGATGGCCTGCGCGTATCGCCAGAAGATTGGGAACCAAAAAACCCACAGCTAACGCCTGCAAAAAATGTCGTTGACGCTACCGCCCTGTTTAATCCACGGCCCGATAACGATCCCGAAAATGTCGAGGTATTTATTGGTTTTAATTTCGACATATTTGCTGATCGCAGATTAACAACTAATGTTGGGATTGCTGGTACAGCGTTTTCTGGACTTTCATCTTTAATTGTTAACACAAATTTAGATGTAAATGGCGTTGGTGGTTCAGGAAGCTCTAGTGGGGAAGAGGTAGTTCTTGATCCTGCTGTAAGTGGCGTTTCTGGCAGCGGCGGCGTTGCCGTTGATCTTGATCAAGTTGTTACGCTGGCAGTGACAGTGCAAAATGTTGGTGGGGCAAACAAATACTTCATCGCTGGAGTTCAGCAAGACACGCTGGAATTGATGGAAGGCAGAACGTATTATTTTGATCAATCAGCTAGCAGCAATTCTGGGCATCCACTCAGGTTCTCATCCACTCCAAACGGAACGCATGCTGGGGGAAGTGAATACACCACAGGAGTGACAACGTCAGGAACACCGGGTCAGGCCAATGCGTATACTCAGATAGTTGTTGCAGAAAATGCACCGACACTTTTCTATTATTGTTCGGTACATAGTGGGATGGGCGGTCAGGCAAATACTCCTGTATTCGCTTCTGTAGTGGTTGAATTAAGCGAGATCGCAACTGGTGTTGGTGGTGATGGTGACGTTGG